ACGGTTTGTACAACCGTCGAGAAGTCTTCAAAGCACCAGCGCCAGCAGAAGTTTTGGTGATTACAGCAGGAGTGGACGTACAAGATGACCGATTAGAAGTAACGTTTTTGGGAACAGGCAAGGACAACGAAGGCTTTGTCTTAGACCATCAGATTCTGCACTCAGACCCAGCAGCACCACAAACTTGGATTCAACTCGACAAACTTCTTAGAGAACGCTGGCGTTGTGCGGATGGGCATGAGCTTCCGGTTCAAGCGGCTTGTATCGACTCAGGTGGACACTTTACGCAAGCGGTTTATGAATTCGTCAGAAGCAGAACCACTTCGAGAATCTATGCAATTAAAGGTGTGGGAGGTGAAGGCAAGCCACCAATCGGCAGACCGTCAAGAAACAACTCTGGCAGAATCAAATTGTTTCCGGTTGGGGTGGACACGATCAAACAAGCGATTTTTGGCAGACTTCGCATTGCAAGCGGACCCGAAGCGTTGCGGTTTCCGAGACACTTGGATGAAGAATACTTTGCTCAACTCACCGCTGAAAAAATCGTCACCAAGTATCACAAAGGCTTTCCAAGACGCGAATGGATCAAGATTCGACCAAGAAACGAAGCCTTAGATTGTTTAGTTTATAGTTTAGCAGCCTTGTCTTCGCTAAACATTCGGGATTGGAAAAGACTACAAAGAACGGCTAAAGTAGTTGAAACTGTTGAGGAAAGCGTTGCCCAAGCTGAACCTCAACCACAACGAAGAACTTTGAAACCTACGCGAAGACCACAATCTTGGATTCAAAGGTTTTAGAATGAGACACCGAAGGAACCGATATTTGACACCAAAGCAGTTGGCGGATGAGCTTGACGTTACCGAGCGAACCGCAGTTCGATTCTGCAATAGCGGATTAGTTCCAGCCTTTAAGGTTGGCGGACGCTGGCGCATTGAATCAAACACTTCCTACCTCGACCAGTTCGCAAGGCTTCAGTAGCCATTCGGACAAATCGGAAAATTCAGACAGTTCAGACCACAGACTTGACAAAGTGCGCTAACAATAGCGCATGGCAACCAATCAATTTGACCGCGCAAACTACCCCACAATTGAACCTGACCGTCTTGTAGCTGGTGAACGCTGGCTCTGGCGTAAGGACGATCTCGCTTCAGACTATCCCCCAGATTCATATTCTCTGGAATATATCGCTCGCTCACATGGTGGCTCTTCGACTGAGTTTAAGATTCAGGCAACAGAAGCAGCCAGCACCTACTTTGTTGAAGTCTCTTCCAGCACCACACAAACCTACCCACAAGGCCACGTTCATTGGCAGGCTTGGATAACTCGCACCTCTGATTCAGAAAAAATCAAAGTCTTAGAAGGACACTGGGAAATTTCTTATGACTATGACGTCAACCACGATCCCAGAACTCACGCTGAAATCATGCGTGACAAGATTGAATCCCTATTGGAAGGCCGCGCAGACAATGACGTTGAAGAATATTCAATTGGCAACCGCAGCCTGACCAAGCTTTCAATTCAAGACCTGATGAAGTGGCGCGACTACTACAGACAAGAGGTTGCTAAAGAAAATCAGCAAGCTAGAGCAAGAGCAGGCAAACGTCCTGGCAATCTCGTTAAAGTCGAGTTCAGGAGAGCAGGATGATAGCCGAGGCAATGTGGTGGCTCACCGATAGAGTACACCGAACAGCACCTGAGAATCCAAGTCCAAAGCAGAAGAAGCGTCGATACGATGGCGCGGCAGGTTCAAGATTCCTAGCGGATTTTGTCGGTTCAACCACAAGCTCAGACGCAGAATTACAATATTCTCTTCGCAGACTTCGAGACAGAGCCAGAGAACTTTGCCGCAATGATGATTACGCCAGGCGCTACCTGCAACTCATGTCAAGCAATGTAGTTGGCGAACACGGCTTCACTCTTCAGTCTCGCGCCAGAAACTTAAATGAGCCGAATGTTGGACAGTTAGATGCTGCTGGCAATGAAATCATTGAAAGAGCCTTTCGACGTTGGGGCAAATCCTGTTCCGCCAATCAGCGTCAGTCTTGGCTAGATATTCAGCGATTGGTCATTCAGGGACTTTGTCGCGATGGTGAGATTCTGATTCGTTTTGTTCGTGGCAAGCGTTGGCGTGACGGACTCGCTCTGCAAGTGCTAGAGCCGGATTACCTCGACGAAGAATATTTTACGACTGAGCCAAGAGGGCGCAGAGTGGTGATGGGCGTTGAGTTGGACGAGTTCGACGCACCGCAAGCGTACTATCTCAAGCTTGGTCAAGGCCATCCGTTTGACACCTTTGGACAGAGAAGAAGCGATAAGCGGACAAGAGTTCCGGCTGAAGACATTCTGCACATTTATTTGCCAGACCGAGCGCAACAAACCAGAGGCGTTTCTTGGTTTGCGTCAGCGATGACAAGAATGCGAATTCTCAGCGGCTATGAAGAAGCAGAACTGATTGCAGCAAGAACCAGTGCCGCAAAGATGGGCTTTTTGGTCAGCGCAGACGGTGAAGGCTTCATTGGGGATGAGGCAGCAGACGGCAATCAAATCATGTCTGGCGAGCCTGGAAGCATTCAGCAATTACCAGCCGGAATGCAGTTTCAAGAATGGAATCCTAGCCATCCAACCAGCGCCTATGCCGAATTTCACAAAGGTGTGCTTCGCGGCATTGCTTCCGGTTTGGGCATTTCCTACACCAGTCTCTCAAACAACCTCGAAGGCGTCAGCTACAGCAGCATTCGGCAAGGCGCACTGGAAGAACGCGATTTATACCGTCAGATTCAAAGCTTCCTCATTCAGCACTTGTGCGAGCCTGTCGCCCAAGAGTGGCTGAAAATGGCAATGACAAGCGGCAGCATTCCAATCCCAATCACTCGCTACGACAAGTTTTCAAACACCTTGGAATTCCGAGGCAGAGGCTTTTCTTGGGTAGACCCAGCCAAAGAGATTCGGGCCGAAGTCGAAGCAGTTAGAAATGGATTCAAAAGCCTCAATGACGTTGCCAGACAATACGGCAGAGACGTGGAAGAGGTCTTCCAGCAAATGCAGAACGACAAGGCAATGGCGGAACGCTACGGAATCAGCCTAGCCTTTGAGCCTCTTGGCACTCCTCACAGTCCAACTCATCCAGAAGGCGCAGACGTTTATAGACCTGAAACCTTTATTGATGTTGCAGAAGAAGACGCAAAAGACGATTGATGGCAGAAAGCTACAAGCCAACCGAGGGCATGATTGCCGAGGCAAACCGTGGCCTAGAGTGGAGAAAAGAATTTGGCAGAGGCGGAACGTCTGTCGGAATCGCTCGCGCCAGAGACATCAGCAACGGCAAGAGCCTACCACTGGCAACCGTCAAGCGGATGAAGTCCTTTTTTGCTCGGCATGAAGTAGACAAAAAAGCCGAAGGATTCAGACCAGGTGAAAAAGGTTATCCATCAAACGGCAGAATCGCTTGGGCTATGTGGGGTGGGGATGCTGGCAAAAGCTGGAGTGAAAAAATCGTGAAACAAAGCGAGAGAGATATGGACCTAACAAGCATGACCGAAAGACACGTCATTGACGTTGAGGAAACGAATGACGAGTTCATTGTGGCGTTTGCCAAAGCTCAAGAAGTCGCAGAAGAACCGGAAGAAAGAGAAGTTGAACAAGTCGAAACCAGAGACTTACCAGTTCAAACACAGTACCGAATGGGCTCAGTGCGGATGATGGATGACGAGTCAGACCGTCGCGTAATGATGAGCATTTCGTCAACAAATCCGGTTGAACGTGAATTTGGCTATGAAGTTCTCGAACACAATGCCGGAAGCGTTGACATGGAATTCATGTCTAGCGGCAAGGCTCCACTGCTTTTAGACCATGACGCCAGACAACAAATTGGAGTTGTCGAAAGAGCGTACATGGACAAGGACAAGCTTCGAGCGCAAGTCAGATTCAGCAAAAACGCAATGGCGGAAGAAGTTTATCGTGACGTTGTTGACGGAATCAGAGGCAACGTCTCAATCGGCTACCAGATTCAAGGAATGACGAAAGACGAACACGGTTACAAAGACAAGCCTCTCTACAGAGTCAATATGTTTAAACCGCTCGAAGTGAGCATGGTTTCCATTCCTGCTGACTCCACTGTTGGGGTAGGCAGATCCAAGCCGGAAATTTCCGGTAATGACAATTCTGCAATTCAGGAGAAAACAATGAGCGCAGAAGTAGTTCAAGAGCCGGTAAACACACGGCAACAAGAAGACCAACTGAAAGAGTACCGAAACCAATCCAGCCAGATTCTTGAGTTGGGCAAGCGGCATAACGAATACGACCTAGCGTTTCGCGCACTTCAGGAAGAGAAAAGCCTAGCTGAATTCCAAGCCATGCTTTTAGAGAAGAAGACTTCCAAGCCAATTGACTTCAGCGTTGACGCCTCACCGAAAGAGAAACGCAACTACAGCTTGGTAAGAGCCATTCAAGCCGCAGATGCAAAGGATTGGAGCAAGGCCGGATTTGAACTCGAAGTCTCTAAGGAACTTGCGAAGAAACAATCTCGACAACCAAAAGGATTCTTTGTTCCTGATTTCGGCTGGCAGACTCGAACGGTATCAACCGCAGCAGGCGCAACCTTTGGCGCAGGCTCAAACATTGTGCCGGAAGACTACCGAGGTGATCGCTTTATCGACGCCTTGATTTCAACCAGTATTTTGGGGCAAGTAGGCGCAACCGTGCTGAACGGACTGCAAGGCAATGTTGCAATTCCAAAAATCAGCACCAGCACCGCAGCGGCTTTCATTACTGAGGGTGGTTCAGTTGGAAACAACGAGCCTGACTTTGCTCAAGTGACCATGACGCCAAAGCTTTTGGCTAACAAAGTAGCTGTGACTCGCGAGTTGATGATTCAGTCTGACCCATCTGTTGAGCAGCTCATCAGAAACAACATGGTCCGAATTTTCGCAGCCAAAATCGACAACGTTGCGCTCAAAGGTGGCGGTTCAAACGAGCCAACCGGAATCCTTGGAACTTCTGGAATCGGTGACGTTTCATCTGGCGGAACAAGCGGCAACGCGAATCTGACCTACGGAAACGTGGTCGATATTATGACCGAGGTTTCACAAGACAACGCTCTGCTTGGCAACCTGCGATGGGTAACTCATCCAGCGGTTGTAGGCAAACTCATGCAAACGCTTGTAGCTTCCAGCACTGACTCGCGGATGGTCATGCCAACACCGGATTCCATGCTTGGCTATCCGGTTGTTCAGACAACCCAAGCACCAAGTTCCTCGCCTTACTCGCTGATTTTTGGGAACTTTGCTGACTTGTATGTCGGCTTCTTCTCAGCACTGGATGTGCTGGTTGACCCATATGGCAGTGCAGGAACAGCAACGACCAATCTTTACTTCTATCAAGATATGGATATTGCGGTTGCTCATGCTGAAAGCTTCGCGGCAGCGCAGGATGTGACCGTTGCGTAAGTGTTCCAATTAGACGAGCTACAAGGTTGGGGTGCTGCTCGACCTTGTATTCTCTTGTGTGGCGGACCTTCTGCGCCTTCCGATTTGGCGAAAGCCAAGGCGCAGATTGGTTCAAAAGATTACGACTTAGCCGGAGTTAATAATCACGGCTTACTTTTTCTTGGGGAACTTGCCTGGTGCTACGCTCATGACGTCCGAATGGTTCAACATTTAAAAGAATATGATACGCCAGCGATTATTCACCATGACCCAAAGAATTTAAGAGACAAAGATATTCACGGCGGAATTGTCCCATTCATACGACTCAGCGGACCAGAAGCACTTTGGACAGCAGATTATTTGGGTTACTCAGAGATTCACATTTGTGGAGTGGACTTCTACACAGGGCCACGCAGATACTGGCATCAATGGGATTTAGATAAAAAGCCAACAAGAGTTCAGGAAGACCAGCAAGGCAAGTGGATTGAGGCGAGAGATTTAATGCAAAATCCTCAAAGAGTGATTGTTTATAACGAAAGGCTTCAAAGGATATTCCAATGAAGATTCAAATTATCAGAGGCACGGTGGCGGCTGGTGGGCCAGTTCGAGTGGGCCAAGTCATCAGCGTTGACCCAAAAGAAGCAAATCAACTGATTGGCATGGGCAAAGCGGTTGTCTATGAGAATCGGGCCAAAGGCTTGGACGAGGCAGAAGCACCACCTGTGACCACTCGAACCACACGAACCGCTCGAAAGCCTAAAGCCAAATGAGCGTGGAAACTGCTGCTGATCGAACTGCCATGCTCGCAGACTACGGAACAACCGTAACCAAGACAGACGCAAGCACTTTTGTGGGGATTTTTGACAATGACTTTCTGGCGGTTGATGTAGACGAAAGCGAAGTCGAAAGCTCAGAGCCAACCTTGCTGGCAAGAACTGCTGACGTTAGCGGCTTGGCTCATGGGGATTCACTTACGATTAGTGCAGTCAGCTACACGGTTCGAGGGATTCAGCCCGATGGGACAGGCATGACTCAGATTATGTTGAGTGTCTGATGGCACACAAGCGAGCGCAGATTAAAAGCCGAGTGGCAACGGTTCTGACCGGACTAGCGACAACAGGAAGCAATGTCTTTCTCTCAAGAACTTATCCAATCGCAACCAGTGATTTGCCTGGGCTACTGATTTACGCCAATTCAGAAAGCATTCAACGACTAGAGATTGGCATTCAGAACAGGCAACAACGAACACTCGACTTGTCCATTGAAGCCATTGCCAAAGGCAACACCGCAGAAAGCACACTGGACACAATCACCGTTGAAGTTGAGGAAGCAATGGCGAACGACCAAACGCTGAATAATTTGGCAATAGATTCACGAATCACCGATACGCAGATAAGGCAAGCATCTGCTGAAAGTGAGTTTTTCATAGCCACGCTACGGTATGAGATTCTTTACCGTACTACTGAAAACGACGTCGAATAAAAGGAGACGCAAATGGCAATTCCAGATCGTTATTTACGGTTAAGAAGTTCTCAGCCGTATATTACAACCGAAAGCACTGCTGGCTCTTATGTCGCAGTTTCCGCTTCTGACGGATTTAC